TTAGGTGTGATTTGTTTAGCGATTATTGAATTAATAAAATCTAATGTTTGTTTATCTTTTATCATGAAGATAGTTTTTTTAGCTAAAACCTCATCAGTACCAACCCCATCAAACGCTTTACGTAATAAACCCATAATATTCAATGCGTATTGTTTTGCCTGTTGAGACATAACATTAGGTTGGGGTTTTTTCAATGGAACTTTACCCTTAGGTGTCTGTTCATTTAAAACATTTGATTTATTTATTTCGTTAACGAAACTTTCTTTTAAAAATGAAAAGAAGTTATTAATCTCTTCTTTTGCATTGAACGTAGATTCAAGTATTATATTACCCTCAAATTTTCTCTGATAACTTTCTTGAATATTATTATTGTCCCCGAATAAACCATTTATATAATCTCTTTGACTTTCTTTTAAGAAAACGACCTTACTTGAAAAGTCAGGGTTCATTTCCATTTCAAATAAATGTAATCCTTTATGAAATTCTATTTGTTTTTCAAACTTATGTAGGTGATAATCTAATCTATTTTCCATATTGTGAATAATTGTTATATGATAAATATTATGATAACAAAAAAAACTCCACATTTAATTATATTTATATAGAGTATGGAAGATATAGAATTACAAAGTATTATAAAACGAGTATTGTTAGAGGAAGTCGATGATAAGGCGTTTACAAAAAGAGAAGTAATGTTCTTTAAGTTCTTAAATGAATTTAAAGAAAATGCCAACCCAACGACATCAAAGTTGAATAAATTTATTCAAAGTAATATGTCCGCATTTGGATTTAAAACTGAGGATTATCATGAACTCACAAATAAGTACACTCAAAACTATAGAGAAGATGGTAGATATGAGGACACTAGAACAAGTGAACTTAAACAATATCACAACTTAAAATCTAAAAAGGTAACTAACACAAACGCATCTGAAAGAGTATCTGAGTTATTACCATTTAAAGGATCTAACTTAGAAGGTAGATGGGAACAAGATGGTAAAGGTAATTGGGGTTATATTGTTATTTCATATGGTTGGTACCCTATTTACATTTACAAATATAAAAAATGGTTTGAGACATCTGGTACATACTCATCATCCACATCTAAACAAATGAGAAACACTAGACCAACTAAATGGAATAGTAAGTTAGGTAAACAAATGTTAATTTGTGATCGTACTGAAATGGAACAAATTAGAAAAGGCTCAATCACACCTGAACAATTAGTTGTGGATAAAAATAATAAGTTCACCGAATCAATAGATAAATTAATTGACTCACGTACATTACAAACTATTAGAGTTGGTTGGTTCCCAAGATTAAGAATATCATTTTATTATACAGGTGTTAGATTCAATGAGAAAATGCCTGAAGTCACAATTAACGTTGTTAAGGTAGATAAAATTGTTGACAATAAAATAGATAGAGAAGCTGGTGATTTCTTCACAGATAATATGATTGGAGTAACGAAAGAGTACTTGAAGGATTCGGTAGAGTCTTATCTTGAAAGGTCCTTCACTGAAATGTTAGGTAGGGATTTATCTGAAAACATAATGGTTAATATAACCTATAATAAATAAAAAAAGTCGGATCTAAGTCCGACTTTCTTTTTTATAATCCGTAGTTAAGTTTTTTATCACCTAACAACTCCAAGGCTTTCTCAACCGCTATATCTTTGGTTTTCATTCCACGTTCTTTAATGTTCTTACCATGTAAGATTTGATACGTAGTTGAAGCGACTTCTTTGTTATCACCTCGTCCTGGTTTCTTTCTCATAGCGTCTGTAGCATAAACATCTAAAAAACCAACTTTACAAATGTAACGACCTTTTGTTGAACCTTTTCCCATTTTTTTTATTTTTTTTGTTTTGATTAATACTTCTACAAATCTACTAATTTATTTCTGATCTGACAACATAAATTTAATAAATTTTCTAATTGTTTTAATAATTTTTACTCTTTTGGGGTCTCTTTCATCCATATCATACAAATATTCAATAATATCATTCTCATATAACATTTCTATAATTTTTCTTTCCATGGTTTTTTTAGAATCATAACCATTAAAACCATATGTTGGATAACCTTTAAATGAATACTCTTTAACCTTTAGTGGTGTGAAGTCACCCCAATTACCACCAAGTTCTCTTTCATTAACATGAAGTCTTCTGATTAAGAAATAAAATAATTTAGAATCAATCTCCTCATGTTGTGAGGAGATATCATCATTTTCATTTAATGTCATTTTTATTTAAGGAATTTTAATTTGTAAACCGTTGAGTTAATTAACTCTTCAACCGTATCAATTTGATTTTGTATGTAACTTTCTTTAACCGAATCTCTGTTATCACTAATGATTTTTAACAAGTCCTTGAAGTAAGAAAGTAATTGTCCATTTGATTTATAGTCACTCATATCAAAAGTCTTGTAGTTTTTAATTAAACCGTGTTTACCTTGATAAGATTCAACTAATCCGTCAACTAATGCATCTATACCTTCATAGTAACCCTGAAGTGCTTTGTGTTCAGAATATGATGTGGTTTGTAAATGAAATACGTGAACTTGTGTTTGTGAATGTAATAATTTACAAACCATTTCACAAAATTGATCATTGTTATTATTTTCCGAATCATCACCGTCCTCTGAATCATCTTCTTGTTCTTCATCATCAAGAGTATCTTCTTGTTCGTACAATCCTTGTTTTTTTAATTCTTCAAACAATTTTTCTGTTAGATCTTTTTCCATAGTTTTTTATTAATAAATATATCCAACTTTATGATTTTTCAATCAAGTCCTTATCGGATATTATAACTTTAGATATATCAAATGTCTTATCTAACTTTAATATTTGTTTTTTTATGTCAGAAAATGATGTCCATAATAATGACCCTTCGGTACTAGGACTATAATCATTATCAACTAAGTATTGTACAACCGTATTGTCCTCCAATGTTATAAAACCATGTGCAAATCCCCTTGGGACAAATAACTCATCACCACCTTTCATTTCAAAAAATTGACAATTATTATATGTTTTAGGTTTACCTCTAAGATCAACAACAAAGTCCAAAATCCTACCATTGATGACTTTAACTAACTTAGCTTGTTCAGTTTCTCCTGTTTGATAATGTAATCCTCGTAAGGTAAACTTTTTAGGGTTTACACTTACATTACTCTGTTTCCATTCCTTTTCTAATTCAAACAACGAAAGAGGACTAAATGATCCTCTTTCATCGTAGAATATTCTGTTATTGATTATTCTTGCTTCTTCCATTATAAAAATTTAATTTCATTAGTTATTGGGTTCCAATCAATATTCCAAGGTGTGTGGGAATAAAGATATCGTTCGTTCAATACTGATGCGTTGAAGTAATGGGTGTGTCCATCGTAGTAATGCCCATGACCTGAATGAATGTGACCACAGATATGAATCTTAGGTTTGATTTGTTTGATTCGTTCCGCAAGTAATTCACAACCTAAGTGTTGTCCACGACGACCTTCAACATCATCCAAGAATCCCCAAGCTGGACCGTGAGTTATTAAAATGTCAATACCTTCAGGTATCATATCCCACACCGCTTTTAACTCTTCACCATTTCGTGGTAAGTTAAACGCCCAATTGTAGAACTCAGGTTGCCAAGGAGATCCCCAAATTTTAACTTCAGGACCATCACCATCTTGTATGGTTATTAACTCATCTTGGATATACTCAATAGTTTTATATCCCGTTAACAATCCTTTTACTTTTTCAACATTGTTTTGGAAACCCCAGTCGTGATTACCTGCAATGAATACCTTATGACCGTAAGTAACGATCTTATCGTACCAAGCAGCAAACTCACGTATCTCATGTTCATAACCCATAGAACTTAAGTCACCCGCATGTAATAACAAATCACCACCAGGTAAATCGTGATGTACGTGTTTGTGTTTCCCGTGTGTGTCTGATATAATTGTTAATTTCATAATACAAATATACTAATCTTTTTTCAATCTAACCTCAATATAAAAATTAAAACATAAAAATGTTCCTAAACCCATTAAATGTTTATCATAAATTCCGAATGTAAGTCCGAAACCTATCCCCTTAAATGTGTCCACGAAAAACCCAAATCTATCACTCATAACTTAATCCACTTATTATCATAGTTTAATGTAAATGAACCAATGTGTTCTCTACTCCATTGGTTCGGTTCTATTAAAGATAGAAACGTATCACCGTTTTGTCCATAGTATAAATGATATGTTTCACCAACTACCGGCTCAAAGTTGAATTTTGATCTGTAAACGGTATCATTCCACTTAAAGTCTTCCACCAATTTTTCATACTCTTTCTTTAAAGATTCGTATCTATTTGAAAACTCTTTATTGACTTTTATAATCTTAGAGTTCTTCCAATTTTCCACATCGTCAGGTCTAATGACTGGTGCACCTATGTTTGATCCATACGGTAATAATCCAGGATTATCCGCAACATTATCAGGTTTATCACTCATTACAAAGTTTCTAACTTATCTTTAATTTTTTGAATAAGGTTTTCGTCTGTGATTACTTCACTACGCAAGATCTCATTTAATAAATTTTCAGTTTCTAATTTCCCTTTAACTTTAACTCTATGAGTTGCATTTAACTCAACCTCATGTAAACGATAAGCAACCTCATCAACTTTTTTAAGTTTATTGATATACTTTTCAATACGTTGATCTAACTTACGTCTTCTTTCCATATTGGTTACGGTTGGGATTGCTTTGTATAATTCATCCAAACGACCTTTGAGGTATTGGATCTCCCCGAACTTAAGTATGTCTTGATCTGTCATATTATTTAGTATGAATTGGGTTCATACAATTACCTTTATGTGAACCCCAAGAGCTTTGCCCATAACCCACTCTAATGTATTCACAACCTCCATATGTGAATTCTGTCACATTTTTGTGACGATCATCAGATTTCTGTCTTAACCCTATGGGTTCTTCTATTTGTTGGGGGTTTTGTTCATAACAAGATACTAATAATGATAATCCAATTAAAATTAATAACTTTTTCATTCTTCTATTGTTTTAGTAATTACTCCAAACTTGTATGAAGTAATATGTGTTGTAATTTATTTACTATAATCAGTCCATTTCCATCCAAAGAATAACCTCATAAAATACCTATGAATACAATTTGGTTTACTTTCTAAATGTACACAATATCCACCAATACAATACTTACCAACTTTAGTAGGTATTTTTAAACCAGTTTGTTCGCTAACAAATGGTTTTTCAGAATTAACAACCTCATGAAAATCTTTCATTTTGTCGTATTCATCTTCAGTTGTTTCTTTTTTCTTTCTAGGTTTGTAATACTTTTTTCTTGGTTTCTTTTCCATCAAAGGTTTTGTAGTAGTTACAGTCTCTTTTAATATAATTTTTTCATTCATAATTAAATAATAACATTATTTTTTTATCTTGTAAATGTTTTTTATTTACTTTATTTCTTTTTAATCTTGAGTACTTCCTTTGCGTAATAATCGTCAAAACCTTCTAAGTAATTTGTGATTGATTTACTTTTATCTGAACCAATAACCTCATCTATTAAACCAAACTCCATTGCTTCGTCAGAACTATACCATCTATCACGACTTGAGAAATCCAATACCTCTTGGAATGTTTTACCACAATTCTCAGCTAAGATCTTGAATAGGATGTAGTTATATTTTTCACCCTCCATTTGATCAATACGAGTGTCTTGAATGTTACCTCGTGTTCCGTGACTAACTTGGTGTGTCATCACCTTTGAATGGATTAATGATGATCGTTTTCCTTTTGTTCCTGAAGACAACAATACGGATCCCATAGAAGCACACATACCTAAGTTTGTTGTTACGATATCAGAACTCACATAGTTCATCAAATCTACAATACCAAGTCCACACATAACCGATCCACCAGGACTATTAATGTAAAGTGTGATGTCTTTTTTCTCCACTGAATCTAAGAACAATAATTGAGCTTGTACAATGTCAGACATATGTTGGTCTACAGGCCCAGATAACCATAATATTCTATCTCTAAGTAATCTTGAGAAAATATCTATTTGAGTTGCTCTTAGTTCTCTTTCTTCCAACACATACGGTGTTAGTCCCGACTCAAACTTGTCTAATACCAGCGAACTAATTCCTTCGCTCTTTGCGAAACTTCTAAACTCTTTTCCGTAATTCATAATTGTTTTTTTTGTTTTTTAATTTGATAATGGTGCTTTAATTGATGGGTGTGATTGATAATCCTTCATTGTGAAATCACCAATAACATAAGATTCAATACTTGGTCTTGATCCTTCATAAGTTGGGAACTGATTTAAGGTTGGTAAATCAAATGGTTTTCTTCCAATTTGTTCTTTTGCTTGTTCAAGATGGTTCAAATATAAGTGAGTATCACCCAAGTTTCCAATCAATTCGTCAGGAACCATATTTACTTCTTTTGCCAATATTTCTAATAACAGTCCGTAAGAGGCAATGTTGAATGGTAAACCTAAGAATGTATCCACTGAACGTTGATTCCACATTAAAGAGATTGCTCGGGTTGGAATGGTATTTTTGTATTTTTCATAATCCATTCCTGTATCTCCATACTTTTTAATATACAAATCAACTCTTTCTTCTCTATTCAACTCTCTTGTGTAAACTTGAAATCCATAATGGCAAGGTGGAAGTGTCATTTTTGGTAAATCGTGAACAGCCCACGCACTCACAACCATACGTCTAGAATTTGGATTATCTTTTAGTTGCTTAACCAATTCAGATATTTGGTCAATACCCTTATTACCAAACTCATCATTAAATTCGTTGTCAGTTTTTAATTTTTGTAAGAACTCTTCTTTTGTGAAAGGAGTCCCATCTTCGTGTGTATGTTTACTCTGCATAATTCCAGTTTTTAAATTTTTCACTCTTGCTTTTTATTCTATCACTAACCATATCCCACTTAACACCCAATCCATTTGACGCTTGTCTAATACTCTCATACCATACACCTTCAATAATACAAGCTCTTTTATGAACCGAAACATCACTTAATTTTTTTCTAAACTCTAGTGATGAGTTCCTTTTTATATTCGCTTCACTAATTTTTTTACGGGTTTCTTCAGAAAGTTTTCTACCTGTCATAGCTTTACGTGTTTCATCCGAATGTTTCCAGCCAGATTCCAATCTCTTTTTGTGAATTTTATCAATAACTTCTTGTGGTCGTTTTCTACCTTTAAGTGTTTCGCTTGTTTTTCTTTTATGTTCTTCACTTAACTTAACACCTTTTTTCTTTTCACTCATTAATTTTATTACTTCTATTTTAATAGATTCATAAACTCTAGAACTAGGAACATATCTACTTTGTCTCTTACTTTTCATATTGCACATTGCCCATAATGCAAACTTTAACTTATTACTATTAGGATAGATTTGTACTAGTAATCTGTGACACATAAAATGCTCTCTAGCAGTTAAACTCACTAAGTTTTCTTTATCGTCTGAACCGCCTATACATCTTGGTATTATATGGTGTTTTTCTGTATAACATTCCAGTATTCTATTCTCCGCTCTGTTTACTATCTGATTGTATATTTTTTCGTAATTCATAGTATTTTTCCATTGTTTTTTTATTTATCACTTCTTTGTTACGATGATAATACTCTTTAGCCCAAGCTCTTTGAGCTTCAATCTTTTCTTGTTCTGTTTTGTATTTTTTTAATCGTCCCATTTATAATAAATATATAACTAAAAGAAAAAAACTAAAAGAATTATAATTATTTTTTAATTTTTTTCAAATAATCTTCATACAAATCATCATCTGATTTACCATTCCAATTACGCCAACCGTGTCCGTAGATTTTTCCTAAATCACCCCACTTCTGAGCAAACTCATCATCTGTTTTGATTTTGTTAATGAATTCTTCTTGTGTTAATAACTGACCATTTTCATTAATATAATCTTTTGGTGGATTAGATTTTTTTATTGGAAAACTATTCTTAAAGAATTTATACGCATCTCCATCCCAGATATGACAATTATTGTCAACCAAATACTTAATATTTGTATCACCACGAAGGAACCATAACAATTCGGTTACCATCGTCTTCCACGCCATTTTCTTGGTTGTTAGTAAAGGAAACCCTTCACTCATTTTATGTCTGATCTGACGACCGAAAACACTAATGGTTCCAGTCCCTGTACGATCACTTTTCATAATCCCATTGTCAAGAATATCCTGTAGGAGTTCTTGGTATTTTTTATCTAATGTATTCATATTAATTCATCATTAACCTCAATTTCAGTTTCTATTTCAGAAATTTTATTTTTCACATAGTTCTCCAACTCTTTACTCACTCTGAGATATTCATTTCTTAAATCGTGGAATTTTTCGTCCTTAATCTCTTCAAAACTTGAGTAACTTTCAAAACAATAATGAAATCCTTCAGCACCAATTCTGTATCTGACGTTTTGGAATTCTTCCAACTGATCATATAATTTATCTAATTTCATTATACCGTGTGTTCTATTTGTACTCTTACACAATTTTGTGGCATTCTATTCAAATGTCTGTAGTTATTAATATAACCCATCATATTACCACTACCCACCGCATTTGCAGAGTGTACAACAACCTCCACCGCAGGCTTACCATCCAACCATTGATTAACCAACCACTTAGTACAATCCATACCAGTTTTTTCTGTGATATTATCGTAATTAATCGTGTAGTTTTTTACAACACCATAATGCCATTCTGCCATTGCACTATCACCTAAGTCATGATCCAAAGAAATTAATTCAATGTTCTCCAACCCAATTGAATTTATCTTTTGTACGAACTCATCGTAAGAACGAACAACAATCCAACTTGGGTCAACTGGTGTTCTTACGTCATCTAAATAAATTTTAACTTTTTCCATATCACAAATATACTACTTTTTTATTATACCTAAATCTATTCTATATTTTTTAATTTTAATTCTTGTCGGTTGGAACTGATCACCGTCACTTGCCTTATGACCATTCAAGATAGCTTCAGTTATCTTTAACTCGTTATCAAGAATAAACATCATTTTCTCCTGATCTGTTAATTCATATGGTACAACTTCCATTCTTATGAATTCACGAATCATATCTTTTATTTTACCAATTTGTTCGGTAGGATTTTGTTTAGATCCGTGTACCATAACTGATGTCTGGTATATTGTCCTACTTAATTGTAGTATTTTATCATCAAATCCCATCCTAATCTATTTTTTTACCCACTTTAATTATTCCTTTAATTCTATCAGTATGTGGATAAGGGTCTTCATGTGTTTCCTTCACACCATTTTGGATAGCATCATACACATATTGATCATGTGGTTTGGTTCTATCTTCCTTACCGTGAGAATATTTACCCCAATCTCTGTTCCCATCTTGTGCTGGTAGTGGTTGTATTTCTTTCACACCCTTTTGAATAATGTCATCAACCCCAAGAAGAGTACGTCGTAGTGTACCATTAGTAACCTTCACCCCATTTTGAATGGTGTCTTCAACTCCATTATCTTGTGCCCACCCAATCTCGGTGTGTTTTACCCCATTTTGAATGGCATCTCCAACTCGGTCAAATATGTTGTTATTTGCAGTGAAGGTCTGTTTCACCCCATTTTGAATGGTATTTTCAGTTTTTTTAGTTCTCGGTAGTAGTCCTCGTTTAGTTTCACTCACTCCATTTTGAATGGTGTCTTCAACTTTTGTACTCCTTCTTCCATCATAACAATCGGTGTGTTTCACTCCATTTTTAATAGTATCTCTAACGGACAACGGTCTAATTCCTCGTTCATGTCGGAGTACTTTCACCCCATTTTCAATGGTGTCTTCAACCAACGAAAGGTTTCTACAATTTGTTTCCATGGTATCTTTCACTCCATTTTTAATGGTATCTTCAACATATTTATCCTGTTCAAAAAATGGATCCCCGGTGGTTTTAACGGTATGGAGATTCAAAAATCTTAATTCAAACCATTCAGTTACATATTTTTGATTTTCCGTAAGATCTAAAGAAATACCCCTAAATAAAGAACTGAATATTCTGTAGTTATACCACAATGTTTTATCTTCAGTAAACTCAATCATCCATTTTGTTTCTTCGGTATTAATTAACCATAAAGACCCATTATGTCGATATATGTCCATACCATCGGCAAAATCATTGATGATCTCAAATAAACATTCTTTTTTCTTTAATTCTTTATAATCCATTATCTAAACTATTTGGGTAATATAATAATGTTGGATTTTTCTTTTGGATATCTATATTTGGAAATCTCTCACTGAATTTTTTAACATTAAAAGGTTGTGTAATAATGTGAAAACCACTTTTAGTTTTTATAAAAACCATATCTTGTTCTTTACCAGCCTCAACTTGCAACTCATTGATGTATTCCCTCATTTTAATTTGTTTTGGGTCATGAGCAAAAGTATCTATTGAAACATCATCAATGTCTATGATCCAACGTTTTTCTTTTGTTTTAATCTGACCAACAATTGAATCAAATAATCCTTTTTGATTACTCACACCATCTCTTATTCGTTCAGCTAGTGCTGATAACATATTTAATGACACATCCTTATGATTTTGTTTCTGTACGTGAATATAAGCACGCGCCTTAAACATCTCACAAAGTTGTTTAATCTCATCATAACGTTTTTCAAGATACTCAACCGAGTCCACACAATAAGTTTTAATTGTTCTTACCGATTGGTGATTGTCTCGTTCCCCTTCAGGTTGATCTTTCTTACGTTTAAAAACATAAAGCATATAGAAATCACCTTCTTCGCTGAAATTCAATAATGGTTTTATAGTTTTTAAGTTATCAATCATATCAATAAGGGTTTTGTTCTTCGTATAACATATCTCTTAACATTTTGTTCTCCTCAACCAATAACTCACACTTCTTAGCATCTTTCAACATTGAGTAAGACATCATTGACCCGAACACACATCCGATTACAATCCCAATAACAATAGCAATTTTATCAATCTTATTTTCCATTTTATATAATTTTTATTTATTTTTCATTAATTCATCTCGTTTAAAACTTAAAGCCATATCTAAAGAAGACCTAACAGACCAAACCAAATTATTATCAACTTTATTACGATACATTTGTTTTACATAATTCCTCACTAACATTCTTGCGGTAAAAGTTTGTTGATATGTTTCACAAGAATCAATAACTTTTCTTACCCATTTCTCTACGTCTCCGTAATGTCTACTTCTATTTTCCATTTTATTAATTTTCCATTGTGGGTTTCAACCACATTAATTTGTTTACAAAAATATATCTCTTTAATGTTGGGTAGTCATTCAACATATCTAACGTACCCATCGTATCGTGTTTGAAACATTTTAACAACTCTTCTCTAATTCTTTCAGATGACACAACTCCCATCTTATTTTCATAATCGTAGTTGTTAATGTAGTAATCTAAGAATTTTAAACTGAACCCTTTTGTTATTGCAAATCTTACCGCTCTTAAAACACGAAGAGGATCATCATTAAATGTTTGTTCAGGTGGTAGTGGAGTTATAAGAACCATTCGTTTTAAATCATTCATCCCATCAAATAAATCAATGATCTTACCATCTTCACCTTTAGCCATTGCATTGACGGTAAAGTCTCTACGTTCTAAATCGTCTTTAAGGGTTCCTGGTACAACGATCGGAGTTCTTGTTCCTTCCACATACCCAATCTCTTTACGAGCCATTACGAAGTCTGCAACCCCCTGATACTTGTGATCCTTCGGGAACTTTGCTCTTACCGTAAAACAATCCGGTGTTGATAAGAATATTTCAAACTTTTCATTAGTAAGATAAGTCTCCAATATAACAAACATTTCATGAGCACTTTTGTACTTTTCCAATAAGGATTCACTTGGGACCGCAACATAGTCTACATCCTTGGATTGAAGACCTAAAATCTCATCCCTAATTTTTCCACCTACCTCGTAAAATTTAAACATATTACAAATATACTATTTTTTTTCATAATAAAAAACCCCAACCTAAAAAAGATTGGGGTTAGTGTTAAATTTCTAAAATAAGTAAGTCCTTTATATCTTCACACCAACAATGTATGGTACTACTAGAGTTTTTTAAATTGTTACTATATAATTGTTTTAATGTTGTCATTTCATCGTAAGCATCATTAGTTAAAGCATCCCAAAAATCAAAATATATATAATCAAATTTTTGTGTTGGTATAAGAGTGTGGTATTGGAAAACATCTCCTTTAACAATTGTGATTTTATTTAAAGGATCGTTTTCTTTTAATATACCACCAATGTAATCTATAATATCCTGATCAATCTCAAGAATGGTTATAGAATTAATATTAACATCATTTAATAAAGGATACACTATTAAACCAATACCTAAACCAACTATTAACACATCACCATTAACGTTATCTAAAAAATTTTTATTTGTTACCATTTCAAATGGTCCACTATCCATCACATATTCATTTTGATTTCTTCTAAGAGTGTACTGTGTTGGAAACTCATTAACAAAATTACCCTTCCCATAGAAGTCTATTATATTCTGAGCCGACACCATTTTACCGGTGGTTTGTATTAAATTGTATTTACCGAAATTAATCTCAGTGGGATAATAAGACGATAAGTCAACGTAGTTTCTCATATAGTTGTTTTTTATATAAATACAAATTTTAAAATAAAAAACCCCAACCTAAGATTGGGGTTTCTACTAAAATAATTTTGATTATTTAATAATAACCATGTTTGTGTTTGAAATTGGTACTCTTAAGACAGGAATAACTGTGGTAGATTCCTCATCCATTTTTTTCATGACCTCATAATACCCTTGTTCAATTTTCACTGTTGGTACATTTTCAAAATATTCAATAATATTTGAACCTTCTCTACGACCATCCAACAATTGAACCGTTTTTGTTCTCGTATTAAAAACTAATGTCTGCATATTAATTAGTTTTTATTTAAGTTCAAAAACATTCCACTACTACCTGCCATCGTTGTTGGTAATTTTCCATCCCAAGCTTGGGCTTTCAAATACTCAATATACATTGGAGTAATCTGATTTTGTTTAATCTTGATTGCTTGTGCGGCAGCGTAAGCATTAATGATCATTTCAGCAGAGTCAGCTCGTGCCACCGCAACTTTACGTTTACCTTCCGCAATTGCAGTTAACGCTTGTTGTTCAGATGCCTCAGCTTGTTGGATCGCCTTTGTTTTAGCAATAATAGATTCCTGTAACGCTTCAGGTGGTGTGATGTTGGTACGTAATTGTGATACGTTAAACCATTTAGATAATCTCACATTACACTCAGCAACGATTGATGCTTCAAATGCCTGTCTGTGTCCAAAGATACTATCAACCTCCCAAGTGTTTGCCACGTCATTCACCGCTCCGATGATCGCGTTTTTCAACCATCCTTGTTCAACTTGTTTTACATCCAATCGTAAATTCACGAACATATCACCAATATTTGCCTCTTTCAAAGAGTAGTTAAATGTTGGTTTAATTGTTGCCGGGAATCCACCTTTTGTGATTACTTGTTGGTCATCATACTCAATGTGTTGTTGGAACGTTGGGAACTCTAACATTTGTTCTGTCCAAGTATTATAAACCACCCATCCTGTTTTGTACTGGTAGTTTGTTACTCCACGTTGAGATCCAACCAAACTAACTTTTAATCCTTTGTACCCACTATCCACTTTCTCAAGGGCAAATGGTTGAACCATAGATAAAATTAACCCTGTAATGAAGATCCCTAATGGTTTAATTAACCATCCTGTTTGGAATTTTTCTCTGTTGTCTCCCCATCGGTCTGGTTCAACTTTATACATAGTTCCTCGTGTTTTTAATGCGATGAGGATTGCCGCAATTAAACCTGTAATAAAAATTAATGTACTAATCATTTTCTTCTTCTTTTTTTATAAAATTATAAACTAAACTAACTATTAGCTTTAATGTGAAAACCGTGTAAGCTAAAGCTACTAATACCGCCACGATCTGGATTACTGAATTTACTTCTCTGTTTATAACATATTCAAAAAATGTGTTTATAACTATCAAATAAATCATTGTTAGTATGATGACTCCCCATGTTCCTAACCTTTCTACTTTAAACATCTACTTCATTTATCTTTTATTGTATTACGTAATTCAAAATATACAAAACTATTGTGACAGTTCCAAGTAAACCAACCAGTATTATTTCTAAATCTTTCTCTTTCATTTTACAGACTTATCAATTAAAATATATGGTGGTTTAATTCTAACTTCAGACCCATCACTATTGAAGTAATAGATTGTGTCCCCATCAAAACTAATTGTGTCGGTAAACCATATTGCGTCGTGCATTGGGTTTGGACCTGACGTTGGGACATAGACTTTACCATGGATTTCATATTTATAATCCTTATATGTACAGGCAGTCAAACCCAGTAACATAATTAAAATTAATTTTCTCATAAATTTTCTTCTTTGATTTTTTCGTGTTTCTCTTTGAACCTATTGATTAACTCAACTAACTCATCAATTGAATCAAAAGCCCATCTTTCTGTTTCAATAACATAGAAATCCCCACCTCCACCATTATCGGTTTTGATTGTTAAGAACTGATCTTCAGTAGAATTACAATCCGCATCCTGAGCAAATGTTACTTTAAATTCCTGACTTAATATTTCGGCTTTTTTTATCATATCTTATTTTTTATCAAAGATATGAAATTTAATGGAAATAAAAAATTATTTTTCAGATTTTATTTTTGCTACAACCATATGAATGGTTAATAAAACAAATGTTAATAACATTGATGTGATTTGTATAATACTTTCTAATTTTTGCATAATTGATGTTTATACAAATTTGATGCCACCATCAACCATTTCAACTTCACATACACCTTCGTCCACTGATAATATTTTATCAATATCTTCCAAAGTTAAATTCAATCTTTCAGGTTTGGCGTGGATCTTAAAACTTCTCGTTAAAGTTAATTTAGGATCCTTAATCAAATTTAATACAATCTCGTTCTCACATTTAACGATCATTGGGTATTGTCCGTTCACGGTTACAATTGCTTCATCTCCAACAAATATCTCTTCAGTCGATCCAAGATATGGTTTCTCATCAATTACAAATAATTTTACTCTAGTCATTTTTCTTTCTATTATATATATGTGTATGGTTCCAATTACCACACGTATCACAGGGTTGGTAATCCATTGAATTTTCAACATCATACTCAAATTCATCACTATTAGTAATAATCATATGAGCAATGTCCGACCAATCTTGAATACTTAATTTATGTTTTAATGATTTTAATTTATCAATTATACCATCCTTTAAGTCACCGATCATTTCGGGACTTCTATTATCAAACTCGTGAGTAAATAAAGATTCACCATCAACCTCAACGTCGTTTCCAAAACAATTCTCACTCAAGGTTATATTATTCATATTCTTAAATTATTTTTATAATTCATATCCATAATATAATTCTTTAAATTTTTAACTAAAGATTCAGCGTCAGATTTCTCATACATATCAGGATATCTTTCCGACATTTTATTTGTTTCTTCCATATCACGACAACTCGTTAGTATGTCAGATAACATGGTCTTTAACATATGTTCCTTATTGTATGAATCCTCAATCTTTCTTTGGAGGACAATTTCCTCAAGTTCTCTTGTGTAATCAATTAACTCTTCAACTGGACCTAAATCCATTAAATGTTCATTACCTCTGAATATTTGACTTACGCTCTTCATAGTGTTTGTTACATAATGTTCTATACCAACCAAGATCTGTTCTCATATCACCTTTTTCACCACAGGTTTCACAAATCTCATAACTTTTATTTTCAGCTAAATGTATTCTTTTAAAAATTTCATCAGATCCGGCATTGATGTAAAATCTTAACCCACCGAATTTTTCTTTAACCTGACATATCTGTTTGTCCCACCCAAGTTTTATTAGATCTTCAATTAGATCTTTAATTAATGGATACCAACCACTATCAACATCAAATACCCCACAGTGTTTAATATTTGGTCTGTCAGAGTAATACCCATTCTCAAGTCCACCTATGGACTCAAGGAAATCATCCATTTCTTCTTTAGTCATCTTTTAAAAACTTTAATATTTTTTCTTTAATTCCAGATTGTTTAATACCTTCGGATCCTTTTGGCGTTAACACAAAGTTATCTAACCCCCAATCTTTCCAACTCTCACCATTCTTACCCATATCAAGGTCATCAACCGCAACCCAATGTGTAATCTCAGGATGGTCGTGTAGGTATTGTTTAATCTCAATAACACGAGTCATCTCTAAGTCCCATTGTGGTGACCATATCCAAACCATATCATTATACCAAGTACATTGTCCTAAGTTTGGTGTTAAGTCAACTGGTTTTTTTATAATTCCTTGCGATTCATAATACTCACCCATCTCTTCAAGGTTTGCCCATCGTTTCCAATCAGATGAGGTTACAATCTCAGCACCTGTCTCTTCAATAATTTTATTAAGAATCTTAATTGCCTTCTGATTGAAGTTATCAAATCGATACTCCAAAGGGAATTCACCCATTTTCATTGACAATTTACGTCCACCCCACTTTTCTTGTTTCTTACGTCGTCCTCCCCACTCTGAAGATAAACAAATAACCCCATCGTGATCTAAAAATATTACTTTCATTTTTTTATGTTATTGATCCAACCACATTATATTCTTCTTTAAACCATTCCTCCATAATATTATACAACTCACTTAATATTTCAGGATCGTTGTCATTAATATTAAATGTCCTAACCAATGGTTTCACCATTTTTATCCAATTAAGAAATATTATTTCTTCTTTAGGTTGGAACTCAAAATATACTTCACCCTCTTTATGATAACAAAGATTTTTTGGACTACACACTAAATCACTGTAATGTGTATCCAAAAAATTTTTAATAACTATTTTTTTATTCTTTCCTATCATTTAAGAATTTATTAAAAGGATGATCCTTATCTTTATTAACTTTCCTAATAAAAGCCGAGACCATTATTATCAGTAAAAAAAGTATAAGTCCTATCATATCACAAATATAAGAAATTAATTTTAAATAAAAAACCCCACCTGTTGAAGATGGGGTTAATTTTTAAAACTTATATCTAACCGATAGTGAAACCGTTTGACCAAAAGTAATCTCTTGCCACCTATTATCTTCTGTGTCATATTTTTGATTACCATTTAGGTCTTGAAAGTATATAAGTTTTTGTGCCAATATATCTTTTATATTTAATTTTATTTCAAACTTTTTATATGATTTTGCTAACTGGAAGTCAATTACATTTCTACCGTTTTCCCAAACACTAGGTTCTTGTTGATTACCAACAATATATATTCTAGGTCCAATAACATTATATGATAAAGTCACATTAAAATCTTCTTTTTTATTCGTGTAAAATAAACCTGAATTAATGATGTATGGTGATTGACCTTGTAATGGTCTGTTACCTCCGGCACCTATAACCTCATCCATATTAACTACAGATTTAATTAAAGATATATTACTATAAAGTGTAAGTTGGTCCCATAACTTATGGTTTTCAACTTTAGATAAAAACCCCAATTTAAATCTGAATTCTAACTCACCACCAAAACTTTGTGATCTATCTATGTTTGAAAAGTATAACTCAGGTGCCCCTGATGTTCCAGTCCTATTTATAGTTTCAATAGGATTATCAAAGTTTTTGTAAAATCCTGACAAACTTATAATCTGACCACTACCAGGATAAACTTCATATCTAATATCACAATTAGTTATCTTAGTTCTTTTTAAGTATGGATTACCTGATGTAATATTATCTAATATAAAGTTATAGAAGTTAAATGGAGCCAACTCCCTAAACTCAGGTCTTGATACCGTTTGACTAATACTTCCTCTTAACTTCATTTTTTTATTGAAGTTATAAATTATATTAACCGAAGGTAATAAATCAATCACAGTGGTATCAATGTTTCTATTTAGGTTACTCCCAAATTCAATGTAGTTAAAGTTTTGATTGTAAGATTCTAATCTAACTCCACCCGTAAATCTCCACTTATCTAATTTGTAATCAACCATAGTGTAGAAAGAGTTTAATAATGAATTTGCATTATAACTATCATCTACTTTGGTCGCTTCATCTAATTTAAAACCACCCTGACCATTACTCAAAAGACCCATATTCTCAATAGAAAATATTTGATCCATAGGTAATAAAAGTAAGTTACTATTAAAGGTACTACCGTTTGGTTTATATTGTGAAAACCCAAAGTTTCTTGATTGGAAGTCTTTCATTCTAAATTGATTCCATCCACCGATTTTAATTGAATTAACATCTTTAAATGGAATTGTTAGGTCATACCTAGCACTTATAATTTTTTCATCTGATTCAGACCAAAACATATTACCAGCTGCCGTTGGTATGGTACCATTCTGTTGAACTACGGCAACATATTGTTCTGTTGGGTCATCCTCATTTAAAGAGTATTTTCTATAAACTACTCTCCTTAGGTTTGGTATGTCTCTTTTAACATTACTATAACCAACACTCCAATTAAATTTATTTTCTTTTATCGTGTGGATCCCAAGTAATTGATTAGTTAAAAAGTTATTTTGAGTATACCAAAAATTTGTAGACTTTTCCCATTGTCTTGGATCACTATCCAATTCTCTAACACCATTTCTAACGTTAACCTTATCTTCAGAATTTACGGAATAAATGTTCTTAAACTTGATGGTGTTGTTTTCATTAATCTTATAAACCAAATTTAACATACCACTATTCAAAACACTCCGAGTAAAGACAGAATCATTTAGTTCCATTTTCTTAACCACACCTGTTGCTTGTTCCTCAAACTCTCTTCTAACAATATTATTATAGTTGAAGTTGTTTTGGTAGTTATATGTTAAAATGAAACTTAACGTTTGTTTCTTTTTTAATTTAATGTTTCTACTTAATGTATATTGAATAGATGGGTTAGGTAACGCAAGTCTATCTTTAGTTGACCAAGTAAAATCCATTAGTTTTGCAACCTCAGACCTTTCTTGTTTTGATAAGTTTTGGAAATCAATAGTCCCATCAATATTTGGTAACCCTCTAGATTCAACATTATAAGTTTTAAAATTCCTAAATGTTGCAATTGTATTATGTGATCCTCCAATCTGTATTGTGTGTGTATTATCATTTTTAGGTTCGGAAGTGTTGATATCAATTATACCTCCAGCAAATTCACCAGGTAAATCAGGACTAGCAGTCTTCATTACCATTAGATTGTCAATCATGTTTGATGGAAAAATATCAAATGAAAAAGATCTCTTATCGGATTCTGAACTTGGTAAAGGTAGTCCGTTCAATAATGCGAAGTTATATCTATCATTAAGACCCCTCACAACCACGAACTTATTATCCACAACACTTATCCCACTAACACGTTTAAAAACATCAGAGACCTTAGAGTCTGGTGTTCTCTTAAAGGTCTCTGCGTTAATTCCGTCTACAGATGTAACACTATTTCTTTGTAGTTTTACAAGTTCTGTTGTTGATTCTTTATTAATTTTAAAGGTAACCGTAACCCCCTCAACATTTCTAACTGAGTCTTTTTTAAATGTCTCAGATGGTTGAGCTAATAATTGTATTGGTAGTACCAATAATAACGTCAATAAAAATTTCATTCCTATTATTTTTTAACTATAACTTTTTCCGTATGACCATCAGCATTGATGATATAAATACCATTTTCCAAATCCGATAAGTCTGTATTGTTTTGTTTTACAACTTTACCCAATGAATTGTAGATTACAAAATTTAAAGATTTTTTATCAGAATCAATACTGATTAAACCTTCTGTTGGGTTAGGGAATACTTTAAACGATGTTTTGATTGTTTCACTAATACTATTAGTTAAATCACCGAATTTATCATTTGTGAAGTCCGCACCTGTTGCAACAACCGACGTACTATCTAATCTACAATCAGGAGTTACCCCATTAGGAACAAAAATATTAACCCAATTAATTTGATTAATTGTTGTTAATGAATCGTTATTGTTATTTGTAAAATATGAGTTTAAAAACCCTGGTGTTGTAACCAAACAATTTGTTGGTATTTCACAAAGTACATTACTATTGAAAGATAGTGTATCTCCTAATACGTTATCCTCAACTGACGTTCCTTCTAACGATAAACCTTTTTCCCATCCAACAACAAGAGTGTTAAATACTGAAACCGCTGAGTTTCTTCTAATTCTAAATGCTTTCTCAAATTTCTCACCCATAGGTAAAACAACGTTACCGTCACCTTTAGCTCCAACAAGTGTGAAGTTAGAAAAAATAGGTGCAGTTTGTGGTAAAGCCACACTACCTTGTGCGTCATTGTCAGATTCAAAACAATTTGAGTCACCTGCGGCGTCTGACAAATTTTCATTTCGAATTGATAACCCAAACTGAACATTACCTCTATAACCAAAGTCAGTATCAAAATCATCATCAGTTGTTGAATATGATATTAAATGTTTACAGTTAACAGTTCCACCAAACCATTCAAATGAATCATCACCCGAATAACTAACCTGGATATAATCTACTTGTGTCCCTGACCCAACCGAACCAAAAGTAATACCATTAATTTCTTTATTAGGTGATAAAGGAATACCACCAAATTCAATTCTTACATATTTTAATGAACCTGAATTATCCATATCATTACTTCCACCAAATTCAGTATCAGGTGTTGGCACAATACCTTCAATATTTGCAACACCACCAGGTTGGTTATTAACTCCGTTACCTAAAATAACAACTCCACCCCAATCACCTTCAGATCTATTACCAACTGAATTATTTGAAGTGAATACGATTGGTAATTGTTGTGTTCCTTCAGCAATCAATTTACATCCTCTCGTAATAATTAAAGTTCCTTGTGTCGAATAGTCACCTCTAATTATTGTTCCGGGTTGGATTGTAAGTGTCGCACCATTTTTTACATATATCTTATTCTGTAATAAGACCACACCAGATAAGGTTGTGTTTGTTGTAATATCAGAACTTATTG